TTAGTGCAGCTGTTCTTTGTGCGTTTGCATCAGCTATAGCTGTAGCATTTTTTGCGTTTAGTGCTGCAACTTTATTTGCTTCTGCATTATTAAACTGCCCTAATGCATCTGATCTTCTAGCATTTTGCTCTTGAATGTTTGTATTTAATGTGTCATAAAATTGATTAACTTGATTTTGACTTGTAGCATTAAATTGTAATGCAGCATTTCTAGCAGCATTGTCAGTTAGTAGTTGTTGTTGTTGTGCTTGTAAATTTTGTAAATTAGTTTGCTGATTATTTGATAAATTAGCCATATCCATTTGTAGATATGATTGTGCATTTATAACAGCAGCTTGTTGATTGTTAGCTAAATTTTGAAATATAACTTGTTTATAAGTATTTGCATCAGCTTGTGCTATTGGTATTGATGATCTTAATATACCTTCAGCTAATGCCTCAGCTAACATTGTGGAAGAACCTAGTCCTCTAGATTGCATAGTAGCTTTAGCAGCTTCAGCAGCACCTCTTGCAAATGCAGGTAATGGCGAACCTGTACTTAAAGATTGCTGTATATCAGTTGATATGCTTTCTAATTGCCCTTGTACTGTTGCTTTAGGATCTAATGATGCTAATGATTGTGTAACACCTGTCATAGGAGCTGTCACAGTTCCTTGTGCAGCAGTCATTGTAGGTGCTGTACCAATAGTTGCAGCCGTAAATTGTGATGCTGTTTGTGGTGTAGCAGCCGTTACTTGTTGACTTGTTGCAGGTGTAACTGCAGTTGCAGTTGGAGCAGTAGCAGTAGGTATTCCTGCAGCCACAGTTCCAGTAACACCTGGTGTTGCTAATAATTCATTTGTTTGTACATTTTGTACAGTTGGTGTTATTGAAGCACCCTGTGGTAATGTAGGTGTACTTAATAAACTATCTATTAAACTAACAGCTTTTTTACTACTAGTCTGTTCTGACTGTGTAGGTGTTAGTGTACCTGTTGGTAGTGTTGCCATTATCTCCCCTGTCGATTATATTTTTTTGTCATTCTTTTTTCAGATTTGTTTAATCTTTTTTTGTGTCTTCTTGGACGTTTTCTTGGTTTAGGTCTAGGTGTAAAATTTTTAAAATTAACCCTAGCCATTTACAACTTTGAAACCTTTGTACCATGCTGGTAATCCTACAAAAGGTCTTTTATCAAATTGGTTTTCTTTTGCAGTTTTTGATTTTGTTTTATTATAATGTAAAAATACTTGACTACAATCTTTACCTTTAAATTCTTCTCGCCAATGTTCTAAATCACACCCAGAATATACTAACATATCTCCTGGTTCTAAATCTATTTTAATACCAGCTTGTCCCTCTTTACCTGTTGGATCTAAATATATTGGCCATGAATCACCACCAAGATTTAAAGTTGTAGATATTTCACAAGAGTATCTATCTTTATGTCTTGCTAATATATCTCCCTTTTTATATATTCTAGCATAAGAATATGTTTCATTTAATTTTAATTTTGTATGTTTTTCCATTACAGGTTTTACTTCTTGTAATAAAGTTTCCATTACAATATCGGCATAATGTGAATAAGTATTTGGAACTTGAGGATCTGTCCACACACCAAAGTATTCTGTAAATGGTGATATATATTTTTGATCAAATAAAAATCTTGCTACATCTTTTTTATTAGAAAAATATTTGTAAACAAAATTTGCTAATTCTTTTGATATTGCTTTTTTAATTACTATATATTTATTTTTTTGAAATGACATTTTTAATAATATTTCTCCCTTTTAGTTTTCTATTAGATTGTATAAAATTTTTTATATAATCTGGTTTATTTTTTAACGTATTAGTTTCAAGGGTAGTTTGTATAACTGCCTTTCTCATTTCTTTATTTAATTTTGACATTTAATACACTCTTTGGTACAGCTTGACAATTCCAATGTATGAATCTAAATGGCTCATAACCCATATCAACAATATATTGATGTGGCATATACGATGGAAAAAATATCATTCTGCCTGGTTTTACTTTAAAGTTTACTTGTGATGAGGCATATGTTAATTTTGTTTTATCTTTTTCAGGTAATAAATTCATTACATTGCCTGGTCTAGGATCATCAAATACAGGCATTGATGTTGCATCACTTGCTTTTAAAAAATAAAAACCAGATATGTGCCCATTCCAATGCGTATGTAATGTATGATGACCACCTCCTTGTTTTGCAAATTCTTGCACCCATAATTCAGTTACAAATATTTGATAATTAGTTAAATCAAAACCCATTTCTTCTAATAAATTATATGCAGTTGCACCTATATATTCTGTTAAATTTTTAAATTTAGGATCATCTATTAAAGACGTTGAGTGAAAAACATGACCCATGTCTCCCCTATCTCCAAATTTTTTATTTCTTTGATTAATATCTTTTTTAAGATTTTTTTTAGCTTCTTTAATATATTTATCAGAGGCTTTATTTAATTGGTCTATATATTTATCTTCATCTGCAAACCATATAGGACATCTAAAATAATCTTCTAAATTTAATTGCTTTGGAAAACTCATTTAAAAGGCCATCCTAAATTCCATATTACTAAACTATATCTTGATCCTTTTTTTACTGGGCATACTCTGTGCCAAACAAAAGAAGGAAATACTACTAAACTTCCTTTAGGTAATATTTCTTTACATTTAACAGTTTTTCTAGGTTTATCAGGATCTAAATTTCTATAATCAAATTCTAATTCTCCACCTTTATATTCTTTAGGATCTGATAAAGATACAGTTACAGATAATTTTCTAATTTTACCATGTGAATTAAAGTCTTCTGGTTTATTATATGGTTTATCCCAGCTATCACAATGCCAATCATAATATTGCCCTTTATTATATTTAGTAAATTGGCAAGATTCAGAAAAATCCCATTGAAAATTCCAACCAGCATTTACATTTGCTTGATGAACATAAGGTTGTATTTCTTTATAAATCCAACGATCACTCATCCAAACAATATTAGAATTTCTTTTCTTTTTTAAATCTGTAATTTGTTTTTTATTTAATGGCCTATCACCATAACCACCTGTAACTGCCATTTGATCTTGTATAGATTTTCCATATTTTACAATGTCATCACATACTCTTTCTGGTATTGCACTTTGGAAATACCAATAATAATTAGTTAAATTCATACCCTTACATTATACCTATATATTTAAAAATTGTCAAGGGGTATTATTTTTATGAAATTGTTAGTGTTCCTGATACAGTAAAAGTAGCTACTTTATATGCTCCTTGGCATGCTGGTAAAGTTGCTACTGAGTTAGTTCCTGGCGAAACAGACATAGATGCTCCCGAAGGTCCTCTAATAACTACAATTCCTGATCCTCCAGCTCCACCGCCCGTAGATCCACCAACACCACCACCGCCACCTCCACGATTAGCTGTTCCTGCAGTTCCAGCTGAACCAGATCCTCCAGGTCCACCACCTCCAGTTCCACCAGATCCAGGACTTCCACTACAACTACCACCACCGCCTCCTCCAGCGTAAGCTACAGGAGATCCTGTAATATTTGTTGTGGCTCCAGCTCCACCATCACCACCATCTGGGGCTGGTTGACCTGCTACGGTTGCTCCACCACCACCACCGCCAATTGTTGGATTACCACTACCAGTTCCACCATCAGTTCCTTGTGCTGGATTAAAAGGAGGTGTGTTTCCTGATCCTCCTGATCCATAACCTGTACCACCTCCAGATCCTCCTGGACCTTCATTTATAGGAGATGGTTGACCACCACCAGAATATCCTTCAGCTCCACCACCACCAGTTGTTGTAATCATGGTTGAACCTTCTGATCCACCTGGATTAAAAATTGATTGATTTCCTCTATGTCCTAAACCACCTGGATATGGTCCACCTGATCCAGCTGCACCTCCAGCACCGATTGTAACTGAATAAGGACCTGGAAATAGTCTTAATGCTACTGCAGGAGCTGCTCCTCTAGGAGAAACTGTATAACTACCAGTAGAAGCTCCTGGTGATTCTCTAAAACCTCCAGCACCTCCACCACCAGATGCTTCTCCATTAGTACCACCGCCACCACCACCACCAGCGACAACCATATAATCAAAAGGATCTGCTAGTTTAGGCCATGTTGTAGCACCACATGCTCCTGCTGTTAATGCAGCCATGTGTGTTTTTAAATTCCATACACCACTTGCTTTATCTGTTTCTCTTATTACTACAATTCCTGAACCACCAGCAGCACCATTATAAACTCCTGGTCCAGCTGATCCACAGCCACCGCCACCGCCTCCACCGCCAGTGTTTGCTGATCCAGCTGTTGTACATGTATCTGAAGGGCCACCTGTTCCACCATTTCCACCACCGCCTGCACCACCTGGTGTAATTGGTTGAGCTTCATTTCCTCCTCCACCACCACCAGCATAAGTTACGTCTGAACCTGTAATTGTGTTTGGAGCACCAGCTCCTCCTGCTCTTGCAGGGGCTGGATTAAATGAACCACTAGGATAAAGAGATGATCCACCAGCAGCTGTTGCGCCACCACCTGATCCAGAACCTTTAATATTAGGAGATGTATCAATACCTTCACCACCAGGGTTTCCTTGAGGGGGATCTACTGGAGGAGTATTACCTGATCTTGCAACAGGTCCTTCTGATGTTTTTGTACCAGCACCAGATCCTCCTTGTGCTAAAGGTGAACTAGCTGGAGAACCAGCACCACCACCAGCAGATGTTATAGTTGTATTTCCTACTAAAACTGAATTACTTCCTTTTGCACCTGATTCAGGGCCGCATTGTCCACCAGCACCACCAGCACCAATTGTAACTGGGTATGGTGAATTTCCACAAACTGGAACAGGATCTCCTCTTAAAGCATTAGGCCCATATCCAGATGCACGATAACCTCCTGCACCTCCACCACCATTTAAACGAAAACCACCTCCACCACCACCAGCAACTACTAAGTAATCAACTAACCTTGTTCCTGGTTGAGTTGTAAATGTTCCTGTTGATGTTTTAGATGTGACGGTGCACTTTCCAAAAGAAGTTTTATTTACTTTACCTATTATACCGCCATTAGTTCTAGCCATTTAAGTCTCCAATTAGGACACCCAAGCTGATCCATTCCAATCATACACTGTAGGTGTTTCTGCTGTGTCGTTAGATTTTGTTGCTTTCCAACCTTTTGAATTATTTGCTTGATAAGCGTCTTCATCCCAATAAATTATATATTTCCAA